TGGATGGTGCGGTTTATGACGCACAGTATCATGCAATGACCGACGTAGCGTGGTCGTATTCATTCTTAGGTCGCGCGTGGGTGGCTGCGACATTTGCTGACGGTAGGACGTTTTTGTATTATGATGGGGTGGTTGTAGATCACTCAAGAGATGGTATAGTGCTTCCTGGCTTTACAGCTAGTAAGAATCGTGAACTTATTGCTGATCGTATTGCTGAAAGAGCACAAACAGCATTGGGTGATTCTTGGGGGACTTCGACAGTGGAGCAGCAGACAGCGTTTTATTTTTGGACCTTAACGTCACCTTTTGTTGGTCATGATTATGATAGTGCGATCCTTTTGTCACCAATAGGGGTAACGTTTTCGCCTATAATTTCCTACGATTCGTCTAGTGGTTATATTAACACATTCAACCGTGGTGCACAATCTGAGGTGGCAGGAACAGCGGCGACGGCTACTTATACCATAAACGGTACAATCGGCACTGCTTTTACAATCTTGGCGCCTGTTCCGTATAATAGCACCAATAACTATATAAATCTCGTTGGTGATTCCTACATGATCGATTGGAATACGTCTAATGATCAGACAGCGACTGATCTTGCTGCGGCGATAAACAGTAAGACTTCCATAACAGGTTACTCAGCCAATGCTGTAGGGGATGTAGTGACAGTAACTAGTCCGATTCCGTCTGCTTCTGCACCTACGTCCGCTTTTTATCAACCACAATATACTCCGACTGCAATGTATGGAGTGAAGAGGGAGTTTGGAACTTCTTTTGTTGGAACTTCGAGAGCCTTTACTACAGCAAAGCTAACTGTGCCCGCCGCAGGCCAGTTCTCGGAGTTTAGTGTTGACGGTACCTGGGCAGTTGGCGATACATGGACAGTGGTTCTTGTGCTGTCAGATCAAAGAGAAATTACAATCGGTAAAGGCAACATCGCCGGGATTAGTTTTGATTTTGGATTTGTGCACAAACAACGCGGTTATATTGCGAATGGAACGCAGTTCAACTTCTCGTCCATTAATGATGTGACGTTATGGGAACAGCAAAACCTCGGTGCAGGGTTTGTGGTCTTTCAGTCGCAGTTTGGCCAGGAGGATAAAGTTCAGGCATTTGCGGACTACCAAGGCCGCTTGGCCGTGTTTGGTCGTCGCACAGTGCAAATCTGGCAAACCGACGCTGATCCAACACAATTTGCGTTGGTGCAGACACTGACAAACTACGGCACTGTAGCCCCTTATTCTGTGCATTCACTTGGTGAACTTGAGACGTTTTTCCTAAGCGACAGCGGTATTAGGAGCTTGCGCGCAAGGCAGACGACATTAAACGCATTTGTCGAAGACTTGGGTTCACCAATCGACAGTATCATTCAAGGGGTGTTGAATGGTTTAACTGATGAAGAGAAAGCACAGGCGGTGGGGGTGATAGAACCAACACGTGGTAGTTATTGGCTTTACCTAGATGATACGCTTTATGTCCTGTCTTTATTCCCATCAGCCAAAATCGTCGCGTGGTCGAAGTATGAAATGACGTATAATAACGGAACGCCATGTAGGGTTGTTAATAACACCGGGGTGACAAGGTCGTATTTCGTTGGTGTTGAAAATGACCCAACAAAAGCTACACAAACTTTCTCGCTTGCCGACGGTGCTTCGCAGAGTATTTGGTTTCCTGCGAAGTATATTTGGTCCGCTGTCGGAGCGGCGGACCCTGTGCTTGCTACGACATTAGCCGATGGGTTTGTGGGGGAAATTGTTCACACAGCAGAAGCAGCTGTAACCACCACCAGTGCTCATACTTCTTTCGTGCCAAAGAAATTCCTTATTCATCGTGGGCAGGTGTTTGCTCGTGACGCCGATGCTGTTTATGCCTATGGAGGGAGTGATAAGGTGACGTTCGACACATCTATCGTCACCGTGGAGCTGCCTTGGTTAGACCACGACAAACCCACAACGCTAAAGTCCTTTTCGGAGATCGATGTTGGCATTTCGGGAAAATGGCTTGTCGAAGCGGGAGTTGATCCTTACTCGGGAGAGATGGAGGTAACATTAGTTGACGGCGACGCGGCCACACCAACCACCGCGAAGGACTCGTCGTTCGACAAGCAAACGATCTCTTTTAATGCTAATGGTAGTCACATGAAATTCAAAGCAAGATCGACGTCGAATAACGTTGGTCTTGCGAAGTTGTCAACGTTAGTAGCAAGATACATGTAATATGTTCGACTCATTCACAAGCGTTCTTACGGGAGGATTAATTAATCCCGGCAGCGGTGGCCTCTCGAAGAAAGCCGCTAAACAGGAAAAGAAGCGGCAACATGTATTGGATTACGGCACCGACCTGATCAATGCTATTTTTTATGGTGGGACAACACCGCTTTACACTCCCGTGACGGATAAATTCACCAAGAGTGCGTGGCAACAATTCAAGGCGAATCCGCAGCCGTTGTTCTCTCTCACAACAAAAGGGATAAATCCTTTCGTCAAATTGTCGAGGGGCGCGGTGAACAAACAAATTCAGCGTGGTAATTTGTTCACCGGAAGCGAACAGACATTTGAAGGATTTCAACCAACATTTTTTGATCAGCGTGCGAAGGATTATATTAACTTCGCCATGCCACAGTTGCAAAAGCAGTTTCAGGACAACTTTGCGGCTATTATGTATAATATGGCCAATCGCGGACTGCTTGGTGGATCGGCATCACAGAAAGCACAATCAGACCTATTTACCGCTGCCGGACAGGGACGGCAAAAAATCGCAGACGAAGCTATTAGTCAGTCACAGCAGTTACGTCAAGACGTTGAAAGGGCAAGACAAAGCGCCATTGATCTGCTTTATCAAACATCAAATCCAGCTCTAGCAACGCAGAGAGCGATTGCCATGGCAAGTGGGTTTCGTCAACCTTCGACATTTGCGCCTATTGCAAATATGTTTGCGGATCTTGCCAACCAATACTATATGAACCAAGTTCTGAATACTTATCGAAACGGCGTAGCACCATTGGCATTAGACTACAGGCTGAATCCAACCGTCGCTTTGAACATCCCAAGGAATAATTGATATGAATGGTCTAGCAATAGGTGCCGGCGCGGGTATCATCGGCGGAATGATGCAAGCAATTGCTGCGTCACAGGCGCAGAAAGCAATGGAAGCGGCGTTGCAAGCGGAGATTGACCGCCAGTCAAGATTTCGTCAAGAAGGGTTGGGTGTATTAACGCCAGCTGTTGTGGCAATGGGTGTGGAGAATGCACGGAAACTAATGAGCGAAGGAGAGCAGGGACGTCAGAAAATGTATTCCGATGTTGGTCAGATACCGTTTGGACAATTCACACCAACCCTAATGGATCAGGCGAAATTAAAGCTTCTAGGTGACCTCCGTGCAAAGTTGGGCGGATATGCTGACTGGCAAAACCAGCAAGGAATTGATCAGTTACACACGCAGCAACAGTTGAATCGTATTTTTGACAAAGCCGCAGGACAAAGCGCGTTGTTTCCCTATCGCATGAACGACGCACAGCATTCATGGGACGAGTTGGCCTTTTGGGGACAGCTTATTAAAAGTATAGGAGGTATTGCAGGTATCTGGCAACTGGCTTTTGGGCAAGGCCCACAAGGAATGGGGACGACTCAATTCAGTCCCGGTTTTGGTGGGATGACAATACAACAACCCGGTTCGACTTTTGTCTGGACCAATGCTTCGATGAACCCGACGTTATGAATGGATACTCACCTTGGATGGATGCGGCTGGTGCGACGCAAAATCTTAGCAACGCGTTTAATAATGTGGTGTTAGGATTGGCGCAGTTGAAATTCCAAAAGCAGTTGCGAGATCAGCTGACACAGATGCAGATGTTCGATTTGATGTCGCAATATGGAGTTAGGAAGGCGCAAGAGGAACGTCTTAATGCAGAGGCCGCCTTCAATAGGGCGCTAGTTGACGCAGCAGATAGGGCAGCGGCAGCGTATAGACGTCCGGAAAGTGACTTTCTAACGCAAGGTCCGACCCAAGAAGCGGCAGAGGCGTTGAGGTTGAATCGTATTATGGAACAGGTGTTGAGGAGTGCGGCATTGTCAGGAGATTTACCTTCGCTGCTTGGACATAATATACCTGCAAATAGTGTTAGTCAGAACTTTATCACTGGTGAAATAACGCCCGGAATGATTAGCGTTGGTCCGGGAGAGACAATGTTCGATCCGAGAGGACGTATGTTGGCGCAGGGGGTGACAGAGCTTGGACCTAGGCAGCAGTTGATTCAACCAATAGTGGAGAATGGTGTGCCGAGGTTTAATGTTGCCGCGACGAATCCATTATTCGCTACGCCGCCTAGTGCTGGTGGGGTGACGGGGGATGTTCGTCCAACAGACATCAGTTCAATGGTAGGAAATGTGTTGTCGGCAATTAACTCACCTTATGCGGATACGAATAGTCCGGTGTTTAAGGAATCGGCTGCATTGTTGCCGGTGTTGTTGGAAGAGTTCAAAAGTAGACTACCTAAAAGAACGAATGCGCCGAGTGGGGGTAAGCCGCTTGATCCCGATACGGCTAGGAAGATTTTGCAACAAGCGGGTGGTGATAAAAACAAAGCGCGAGAAATAGCACGTCAAATGGGCTATAGCTTCTAGCGTATGGACATTTTCGATCAAATCGCACCGGAGGGAGATATTTTCGATCAAATCGCACCGGAGGGAGATATTTTCGATCAAGTGGCGGTCGATAATAGACCAGCACCAGGGATTCCAGGCATTGTGGATAGTCCACTCGGAAGCATTCGTGAGCGAAGACCGTGGTTTGTCGCCGCACCAAGACAACACCCGCTTCTCCAACCCGTGGTGGATGTTCCTCTTGTGGCTGACCCGCAAAGCGGTCCAGAGGGAGTGTATAATGCACTAGGACAAGGGCTAGCGGCCATGACATCACCTGTTGGTGCGTTATTGCCGTTTGCGATGACCGAGACTGTTGTTCCTAGAGCTATTGCGACGTTGACGAAGATGGGTCTTGCAGGAATGGGAGCACACGGGTTTGGTGGGGCCATTGGTACGTTGACAGGAACGCCTGATCCTACAGCGGCTGAAATAGGACAAGTGGGGACGGAGGCTGCACTTAATGCTGCGATGATGTTACCTTTTGCTTTTAAGGTAGGTTCAGCGTTACGTCCTCGTGGATTTGGAGAAGTACTACCTCCGAAACCGGATGTTCCAGTCACGCCAAGGATGTTAGAAGACATACCGATTGACGTCGAGGCGAGTGTTGTTAGGGGAAACGCGCTTCCGCCGGGGAGTAGGTTTGTCCGTCATCCGGGCGGAGCATGGATTGATACAACGCAACTCACTCCAAGCGAACAGAATGTGATGTATGAAGCATTGGCAAGACAAGTTGCGCGTGATATTCTTGAGATACAGGCGAGGCAGACACGACCAAAACAAGGTGAGCCGGTGGTGTTGGGAGAACAGCCTCAACCAAAAGAGGTTGTTATTGTACCGCCAGTGCGACCACAACCAGTGCGACCACAAACAATCATTCCGGCATATCAAGCAGCTGGTGAAGCGAAGCAAGGAGGACTGATTTCGTTTGCAGGTGAAGCAGGAGGTTTGCCTAACGCAAGACAGCAAGCGGTGGATTTAGGGCCGAAACCAACTGAGCAGGAAATGTTGATGCGGCAGAGTTTCGTACCTAGTAAGGCCAAACCCGAGACGAAACCTGAACCGCTTGTTCGTTTAGCAGACATTCTCGAACGCATCGAAAAGATTCTTCCCCGCGAAGGAGTGGAACAAGAGAGCGGTGTGACTACTCCTGCTGTTACCTCCCAGGCCAAGCCCGGCGAACAAGTTCGCACGCCTAAACCCGAAACTGAACTACCGCCGCCGGTGGCGCCCGAACGGACACAACCGCTTGTGTCGGTCGCGGATGCTTTCAAAAACATCGAACATCTTTTTGCCCGTGGTTCGCAACAGGAAACCGTGTCGGCGCCAACCCAACCTGTGTCTGTTTCTCCTGCCTCGGACGTCAGTCCACAAATTGGTTCACAGACAGCGACTACGGGCAAAGATATCACAACAGGGAAAGATTTAGTTGCAGCGACACCGCAAGAGGTTGTGGCGTGGAGAAGACGGGTGAAATACTCTCCCGCCACGTCGCGGAAGATTGCACAAACAATAACCGACAACGACATTCCTGTTCTTCGTGCGGAGATGGAGACACTTCGTAAGCAATCACAAGAAGCGTTGTCTAAGGCTCGACCGGATGACGACACCGCTATCCTCCGTGCGGGAGAATTGTCACTAAAAGCACAAACGATCAATGAAGTATTGCGGGATTACGAAACAACGAAAGGTGGTGAGACACATGCCAAAGAAACCCAAAAAGGGCAAGAAACGTCCAATGTATTAACACCGCAACCTGGCCTTCAAGTTAAGGCCGCGATGGAACGTGGTCGGGCGCGTCGGTCCGAAACCGGTGCGCTCAATCCGACAGGGGCGGAGGGACGTCTGTCGCCGAAGGAGAGTCCGCTGCAAACGGTGCGTGTGCTTCTTGATAAGACAAGGATTGGTTTCGCCGAAACTGCAAAGGTGGCAGGGCAACAGTTGTGGAATAGATTGAAGAACGTTCTTGGTAAGGATTCGTCGGAGTTGAAGGTGTTGGAAGAGACGACGGCTGTGAGGAAGTTTTTAGAAGAAGCACGGACACCGAAGGAGGTGGCGGAGTTCATAGCAGAGAATGGACCGAGGGTGGAGGTGCATAGTTATGGGATGGAAGGGAAGATGAGTGAGGCGAGGAGGGAGTATGATAGGATGACGCATGAGTGGTTCGATACTGAATTACCAGCAGAGTGGCAAAGACAACTACTTGCAGTAACAGGACCGAATTATACAGTGGAAAGCGCGGTTGACTACTTGAAGAACAAAAGTGGAATCCAGTGGTCTAAAGAAGGACTAGAAAAGGCCAAGCGTTACATTGAACTTACCAAACAGGTCAAAGCCGAACCTCACGACACCTCCCTCCGCGCAACCTCCGCATACGAAACTGTCTCTGCTTTCGACACACGCGAGCCGATGCCTGAGTGGACGACGAGTGCTCATGGAGCTAATAAACAACTAAATGACGCTCCTCGTAACGTGCAGAGAGTGGATGTGGTGGTGCCGCAACGCTTTATTAAAAGAAAGATTGACCCTGACTACGATGGTCCACAAATAAGGGGTGCAACAGAAGAAATGCTCTGGCAACCCGACAACCTCCACGAAAACCTCCCCAACACTCTCGGTTGGGCGACGATTCAATACAAGACTGGACCGAATGGTGAGAAGATTGCGTTCATCGCGGAAGCGCAGAGTAGGTGGGGGCAGACGCAAAGAAACCTAGCTAGTGAATTTGAAGTAAGACCTTACGAAGAAAGGACAGTAAGTGACCCAAAACGTGGAATAGAGGCAACACGAAGGACACGCTATGGTATATGGGACAAAACTAGTAATAGCTGGGTGAGACCAGAGCGCCGTGAAATATACAAAGAACAAGTTGGCTACTCCACAAAAGACGCAGCACAAGAAGCACTACGTGACTACGTAAAAGCTAATGTCCCTGACCACCCCCTTCTCCGCGACTACAACCGTCTCATCCTCAAAGCCGCGATTGAACAAGCGAGGAAGGAAGGTGCGACGCATATTGTGGTGAGTGATGCAGAGACGGCGATGATGACGGAGGGGCATGATCTACACAGAACGTATGAAAGCGACTATGAGCCAGAACAACTACAAGGACAATACACTAAGTATGGCGAAAAGGATAACCCAATAATAGTGCATCAAGAACCCGGAATGCGTCTCAACTACGACAAAATCCTTCCGTCGATTATGGAGGAGTTGACAGGGAAGAAGGGAGAGGCGGTGAGTCTTGGTGTGCATAAGAATGCGTTAGATGAATATAAAGTAGCCGTCCCTGCTACTCAAGAAAACAAGCAAGCCGTGAATCGTTGGATAGAGTCGCAAACCTTTCCTGACGAAGAAGCAGAAATCGTAAAGTGGGCAAGGGGAAATAGTAAAGAACCTTGGATAATGGGTAAAGACGCCGCAAAAACTTTGGGTCTTAACTACGTAAACCTAACACGCAAAGACCTCATCTTCCGCAATCCCGACGGCACGCCAAAAACCACCGTTACCGGACGAATGTATCCGCTTCCTTCGACAGAATTCACTATCATGGGTAAAGACAAGGCACCCAAAGCGTTAGAAGCGCCGAGAGGTGAAGCGGGACTAGCGAAGAACTTGCGTAAGGAAGGAGGGATGACGCAACAAGGCGAGAAGGGAATGTTGAATTTGGATGTTGTCAAAGAAGCGGTGGATAAATTGTTCGCACCTATCCGCTTCTATAGCGAACCGCTTGTCGAACGGCTGGGTCGCCTTGGTGGACCGGTGAGTAAGCAAGTGTCGAAAGAGGCACAACAGATTGTGGCGAGGGCAAAGGAGTTTTATGGTAAGCTGACACCAACTCTAGACGAGGCAAAGAAAGCAGCAGGACGGTTGATTGGTCCGGGTTCGACTGGAGGGACGACGTGGGCGCGTGGGATTCAAAAAATCACCGACAAGGCGGCAGTCAACAACATCTTCGCCGCTAATGAAGGTCGGATTACTGTGCCTAAAAAGGCGCAGGAGTTGGTGGATAGATTCAACGCTGCGAATAGGGAGATTGGCGCGTTGGCTGCTACCGCTTCACCTGGCTTCACTCCAAGCGGAAAACTACAACGTATGTTGACCGCTTACGGTATTGATGTGGTAAGACGCGGTGGTGGTCCTGCTTGGGAGGCTTGGACGCGGGGAGTAGCAAGAGCGAATGGTGCGTCGGTGGCGGATGTTCAACGTTTTTATCGTCGCTGGAAGCGAGAGTTGGACGAAGCGGGACCGGACGTTGCTGCATTGGACAGAATCAACCAAGATTTTCGTCGGCAGTTTCCGAATACAGTAACCCATATTAAAGTCGCTAACGCTTGGCATGAAGTTCTTGTTTCCGACCCATTCGCCTATCTTGAGGTTGCAGCACAGCGAACTGCTCATGCGGCAGCTTTTCGTGAGGTGTATAAGCCGGGGACCGGTCTTTTGGAGAACACGCGCAGGGCTGTGCAAGCAGAGCTACAAACGCATAGATTTGAAAAGGAGTTTGATTCGTTGATGCGTGCGTTGCAAGGGCATCCGACAGATAGCTATACCGCTTGGTGGAATGCTCCAGATAGCGCGTTAGGTCAGGCAGGAAGAATGACCACGGCGACGTTGATGGCACCAATGAGGGCGTTGGTGCTAACGGGGAATGCTATTACGAACTTTGCTGAATCTATCATAGGTGGTCCTGCGATCTTTTTAGGTTATCGTAATGTCATCCCCGCCATGTGGAAACTTCCTAGTTTCTACAAACAACTTGAAATGAACGGTGCGTTGAACAAAGCTTTACAGAATTACGCGTTTGATCCAACGTCGCCTGTAAGATCAACTTTGAGGATGGCATCGAATGTAGTGAGGATGACATCATTCCAACAGGTTTTGAATGAGTTCCAAGAGGCGACTGCCGCGGCAACGGCGAGAATCGTTGCAAATAGGATTCGCAACAACGATATGAGTTCGTACGAACTGGAAAGAGTTAAGGCCGTTATGAACCAGATGGGGTTGGATGGGACGGCTGGGATAAAAGGTAATGAAGAAGTGTTGTCGCAATTCGAACGCAAAGCGGCAAGTTGGCTCACAGCAGGTAATCAAGCGATGGCCGAAAGAAGCAGGTTGGGAACGAGTCGCTTATTCAATGAGTTGTTTTGGTTTCATTCGTATCCGATGATGACAATGAATCAGTTAAGGGCTAATATGGAACAACTCGTGAAGGCAATCGAGGCGGGGGATAAGAAACAGGCACGGCACCAAGCGACGTTGTTGGCACGGCAAATCGGAGGCAAGACGTTACAAGGGGTGATGTTAACAGCACTGCTTGCCTTAGTCTTCGAAGGGATTGACGGAGTGGAAGAACGGAAGCAAGAAGCTAAGGATGAAACGTTGGAATTCCTATGGGACTCCTGGCTTGCTGCGCAAGGCGGACCGTTGACGGTGATTAAAAGAACGCTTGAACAAAGCGGGGATTCGCGATCGTTACAAAATGCTATTGCTGCGACGAGCACGCCGGTGAGTATAGGAAGTGAGTGGTATGATGCCGTGTTGGGCAATGGGAGGTATGAAGGTCTGACGGCTAATGAAAGGGTGGCGAAGTTTGTGACGTCGAAGACGCCGGGTTGGAGAATAATAAAAACTGTGATGGCTGTCAGTGGCCTGTCGAATGAGGACTTGGAACTTCAGACGGCGTTGAAAGCATTCTACCGCTGGAGAAGGAAGGAACTAGGGGCGAAGAGTGTTGTCAATCTTGGTCCACAAGACGAGACTGACGTGCAATTTCGTGCGAAGATGCGTCGTGCGGTAGAGGCGATAAGAAAAGGAGAGGACTGGAGAAAGGAATTACGAGGCGAGAGTGCTGAGAGAGCCTTTAATAGTATGCTTGCAAGACGCGTTCTTCGCGCACCAGACGGGGGGAAATTGAGCGAGGAACAGCTTAACGCTTTGCGGTCAAGGATAGGAGATAAGTTAGTTGATCGACTTGAAGAACACGATGAGATGCTTCGTCTTGTAGCGTATGAGATCGTAGGTCGTCGTGCTCCTAGAGAGCAACGAGAAAAACGACCAAGCCGACGCCAAGAGCGAGTAATAGAATGAAGATAACGCGGTAAAGATGGCCGGTATTCATGTGGTGGTCGATTATAGACCAAGACTTGCCCCTACTAAGCGTAGGGCTGTTCGGGGCGTTATTGCGACACAGACGCTATTTCAATGTGTCCTTTGTATGGGAGACATGTTGAGCACTCACACTTAGGGTGATGTGCTACTTCTACTTCTGTGTACAGGTTGCATCACCTCCTTTGTTTTGGCGTTGTTTTGCCGCTTCCACCCACGAGGGTAGGGCGAGACATTCTCGCTGAACACCGTCTTCAAACTTCAAGCGCACTCGTTTGATCAGTTCCAGTTCTTCTAGGTGGCGTATTACCGTCACCTGCTCCATTGGATTAAGTTCCTTGTCGAGACGCGCCTTTAACGCTTTCTCGGGCATGTAGCCTCCGTTACGTTCGATAAGCTCAAGGAGTAGTTGTTGACCGGCTACGAGTTCATTACGACCGCTTGCTATTGTTAGCTTGGCGAGATTACGCTCAATTCCGTCGAGCATAGCGAGACCGGTGTCGAGGAGTTCGGGTGTGATGAGCAAGCGTGGTTCGTACTCGGCAAGGGCCAGAAGCATACAGAGTTTCAGAAGTTGCGTATCTTTTGTTCGTCGATAACCGCGAAGAAGCGGTTCATCCGTTGCAAGCGCGATACGCTTGTTCTCGTGGTACCAACGTTGAAACTTCTCATCCGCTTCGGGGGACCACTGAAACTCTCCAGCGATCTTCTCTATCACGTGTAAATGGCGCTTCACCCTTTTGAGTGCTTCCTTTGCTTCGGGAGTCACAATCGGACGTGGAATCGAAATAGGACGTCCGTCGTCATCCACCGCGTCGGATTCGACGACGAAGACAATGCGCCGTGCCAAGCCGCCAACGAGGACGGAGGATTTAAGTTTGTCGATGATCCATTGTGGCGTCTCGCAGGCGAGAATATTAATACATGGGTTGGGAAATTTCTCAAGACCGCGTTTGATTGTTGAAGCATCGAAGAAGTGACGGTCGTAAATGTCCGTTAAGAACTCAATCATCCCCGCGGGGTTGTAGGAGAGGAAGTTTTTGAGTTCGTTAATAAACATTGCAAACGGATGGTATTCGACTTGCACGTTGTGTTCGTTCGTGAAGAAGAACTTGTCATCATCTGACGCCATGAATTTACAAATGTCTTCACGTGATTGCATTGCCGCTGCGACCGGCATGTGAGGAAAGGCTTCTTCATAAACTGCACGGGCAAAAGACATGGGCGTGGATTTCTTTACACCTTGCTCGCCGACAAGACATACGTAGATATTACCATGATGAATAATGTCGCCTTGTTTTATGTAGACACGTCGCATGGTCGTCGCGCCGATAAGGGCGACGGCAGACCAAATCGCGTATGAGCGTGGGATTTCGTAGCACGAACAGTAGGTGAGAAAGTCTTTGACGAGGGACATGGTTGGTCAGATTGAACCTACCTTGCTTTTGTCGTCCAACGCCCAGTTAGTACCATACGCACCTTCGAAAGGAATGACGATGGTTTGTCCGGCGATGTTAATGGGGTTATTAAAGTAGGATTTAATCTTATCAACTGCCCAGGAGGTGTCGTCAATGCGGAATTGCCCGATAAGGGCGTCGTGGACTTGGTGGAGGGGTTCGATACGGAGCGTGCAGTGCTCCCCCTTATAGAGTCTGTTTTCAGGATCGGTCCAAAGTTTGTAGACGGCAAGATTTGTTGCATAGGTGGTAACTGATTGTGGTTCATGTGCTAGCATTTGGGCAAGAATGTCGTCCGGGCGACCAAAGAATTTTCTTGTATGCCCTGAGGGAGACGTGAGTGTAGGTGTGCCCTTGCAGTTGCGAATGTAACGTGCGACGGCATCATGCCACAAGCGGACGTTATATCGAGCGAAGACTGCGCGTTGGAAGTCCCTCGTCTCGGATTCGGACATGTAGACCTTGCCTTCGCTTTGGATGTGAATGACCTCGGCGAGTTTACGTGGTCCCATGGTGTAGCAGGTGCCCCATATGCCTTGTTTGCAGGCGAAGTAATCCCACGAATCTTTGCTTATTTCTTTGAGAAGGTCTCTGATTTCCTCACGCGTTTTGCCGCGGAGTGAATCGTGTCCGTGTCGTAGCATGTAGCAGATGATGGCTGCTGGTTTGAGACGTGCTCGTAAGTCATCGAGCATAGTTGGATCACCGAGAGAAGCAAGACGTGCTCCCACAGTCCAACCGTCGGCTCCTGACAGGTCACATTGGAAAAGATAGGAGCCTTCGTCGGCGATAAAAAGGTCGCGAAGACCGCCACGCAAGGGGTGGTCTTTCGGTTTTTGTTGGTTTTCGGCCGGTATTGTTTGTAAATTGTAACCTGATCCGGTAGGGCTGGTGTAGCATGTAAGGCGTCCAGTCTCGGTTCCGACAACATTATAACCACACCGGACGCGTCCATCAGGATCTGCACTGATCGCCAACATTTGAGCACGAGTCCTAAGCTCGCCTATTTCAATAGCGAGTTGCACCGCTTGGTGTTTTTGCTTACGCTGGATTTTAAGCAACGCTTCGTAGTTTGTTGACAAAGCGCCTGTAACCGGGTGGTATTGCTTCGGGAGTTTGAGCGTTTCATACAAAAATGTTTTGAATGCGGCGGATTTGATGTTCATAGAACGTCCGAGGATGACGTTCAAACGAGAAAGTTGTATCTTAGATAGTTCGTTAGGCTGAGAAAGAGTGTGCATTGCCCATTTGTAATCCTCGACGTGATCCTTTTTGGGTTTTGTTTGATCTCGTTTGTAGCAGAGCTTGTTGGCGACGAGGTCGCGAAGAAGGTTACGGTCGGTAGGACATGAACAACCGGCAATTTGATCAAGGTCTGCTTGGAGGTCATAGATGTGGTTTAGGACGTCGATGCGACGTTGGTTAGCGGAGGTTGTGTCATAGCGGATTCCCCTTAGTTCCATGTAAAGAATAGGATTCAACAGGGCGTTGTTGAAGCGATAGTGTTCGAGACCACGTGGATTGTTACGGGCGAGAATCTTCTCCAGCTTGGAGTTGATTTCATATGTGTTAGCGGAGTCTTTGCAACAATAAATGGCTTGAGTTTGGTAGTCAGCAGATTTGCGCTCGAACTTGTAGTAACATTCGTCAGTTAGAATTGAGCATTGTGAAGCGAGACCTTTTTCCAGTTCACACCACTGTTCCCAAAACTTCAACATGGTGTCGTCTACGTTGCCGCGCACGACGATGTTGTAGCCGTATTGCAAGATGAAACGGTCGTAGAGTCCATTCTGCCAACATTTTGGGATTCGAACGTCAGATAGAATTCGCACGAAGCGGTCCCAGATTTGATACTCTTGCTCGTCGGTTTCCCAGTAGGACGAACCGTCGAGCTTGGTGAAGGGGACTAGGATTGAGCGTGTTGCTGAGGTGGCGAAGGAACAACATGACAAGGAGGATAGTCCTCCTTCAATGTCGGGAGAGACTGGAGTCTTGTTGCGGATGATGCTGTCGAGTTCGGAGATAAGTTCCTCGTAAGAGAGGTTCCATAGAAGGTCGCGGTGACGTTCGTCGAGACGAGGATTGAAAGCATGTTTGAGTGCTTTCTTTAAATCGAAGACGAGAAGAGGAGTCCATTCGTATTGACGAAGACAAGCGGCGGGATGGTAGGAGGCGATACATTTACGTCCGAGGAAAGGGCCGGAGACGTCGGAGATAAAAACAGACCCTCGCCAGTTGCCGATGTCATCCACTCCTTTGGCTGCCCATAAAGCAGTCTTCCCGAGCAGGACGCAGATATTCGGTTCGAAGAGGGCTAGATCGGTTTTTAGCTGCTCTAGACCGGAGGTTATTTCTACGCCCTGCCGGGAGAAAAAAGAGATGTCGTCGTTGGGTGGGCGGTATTGACAGATGTTGCCAACGAAAAGCGCGGAACGTTGAATGTTCGCTTTGGCAAGCAAGGCGTTGAGGAAGCGACCGCTTGCTCCTACGAAGGGTTCGCCTTGAAGTTCTTCGTCACGACCAGGTGCTTCACCTATAATGGCGATGCGGTAGTCGAAGGCGGTCGTGCGAGGGAAGACGTTTTTGACTGGCTTGCCGAGCTGTCTGGGTCTATTATCGACCAAGACAGAGGAAGCGGGGGTGTCAAATATGTCAGAAGGCTCAGCAAAGGGATCGGAGGTGTTTAGTTTAGGTTTCTTCATCGACAATCGCGGATAATATCTTCTCCTGGACGTCGTCAGATAGATCGTCAAAAACAACCTCGCGTGAGGGCGCGTCGTTGTTGTGCTTGGTGATACGTAGGATCTTGCGTCCGTCAACGAGCACTTCAAACATGTTGTCGTCGGAAAAGATGTAGTGGAGGTTTCGCAAGGGTTAGGAGAATTTAAACGACGGATTGATCGAGAGATAATGGCGTTTGACGTTTTCCAACAGCTCGTTGAAATGCTTTTCGTTTAGTTCGACAGCAGTGACGTTGCGGCGAAGACGCAATAGCGAAAGAACGCCAGAACCACCGCCGGCGAATGGTTCGAGGATTTCTTGGTTCTCCCACGAGACTGCTTCGATAAGCGGACGCCAAGCGGCAAGCGGTTTGGCGAAGGGATGACGGACAATGTCGCAGATGTCATCCTCGGTCTTGCCGCAGAGGACGTAGTTGTTGGGGCCAGGATTCACAAGCGTGGGCTGGCCTTTGCGACATATCATGGCGATTTCGGTAGCCTTTGTGAAATTAAATTGTGCTGCACCATTTGCGCAGCGGTATGTTTTAACCCACGTAAAAGGCCAACGTTGGACCTTAAAGCCAGCGGCAGTGGCGAGATCGTACATATATTGCCATAGCATTTGGTCACACCAGGTGATGACAAAGGCGTTGTCTTTGACTGCGCGAAACGCAGCGGGGAAGAACGCCTTAATGAGGTCGAGGTTGTATTCAACATCATGTTCGGCTTTGATCGTTTCGACGTCTTTGATGGCGTTTGTGCATTGGTCCATCATTTCCACGTCGATTCCGTAAGGGATATCGGTTATGATGTGATCATAACGACCAGGATTGTGGTTCATGAAGGTGATACTGTCGCCGAGGAAGAAACGCTTTGACAGAGGGATGGTGAGTTGGTGCTCACGAATGGTTTCTTTGAGCTTTAGATGCTGTTCGTAGTATTCCTCGAACGCATCGGGATCGTTGTGGGGGTTGGAGAGATAGCGTTCGCGGGCGATAGACTTAGCGTCGGCGGCTTCGCTGACGATGTTGGCGTCTGCGAATGGATCAACAACGTCGGAGACTTTCGAGACAGCAGAAGTGGCGGCAAGACGACTTTCAAGGTCTTGGATTTCTTCTAACATCAACTGATCCCACGCAGCTTTGAGCGAGTCGTATTTCCAGAAGCGGTTATCAGGAGACTTCTCAAGTTCCGCTGCGACCTTTAACGCGTAGCCGATGACGCAATGGGAGTTGTAGCCAAGCAGACGAGCGGTTTCACGTTGTCCCCACCGCTCAGCGTTAAGCGCTCCTTCCCGAACCTTCAAGCGATGGATACGTGCGATGCCGATGCATTGTTCCTGCCATGTCATATCCGCACGGCGGATATTCTCCATCAGTTCGAGTTCTTCTTGCTTCGCAGGAGTGAGTTCGCTAGCCAACAGATAGCCAGGGCGTTTTGGGTCACAAGTAACACCGTGATACACAAACTCAAACCCAGCGGATAGGAGCGCGGCACGACGACGACCGCCAGCAATGAGGCGGTAGCGAGAGTTATTATCGACAACAAGTATAATAGGATGTATAAGTCCTTCGGTCTTGAGCTGCTGACCGAATTCTTCGATATTTCCATAGTCTTTTCTTTGTCGATTCTCGTCGATAATGTCGGCGAGACGGATTTTTTCTGGTGGATTTTGGTTCATTTGTGGCTTCTTCGATTTGGGCGATTTTGATAGGCTCTCCGCTATGGGCATATTCCCCGCAAATAAAAGCGGCTCCTAGGCCTATTTGCGGGCGAATAAAGGGCATTCCCGGCCCGCTATCTAAAGGCCTTTTTTATCCCCCCTTGCCCTTGCTTGATCATCCGAATACTTGAGGGTTTTGTAACGTGTCATCAGCTTTTTGATGTTCGCTTCAAGCGTTACGTCTCGCGGGATGAAGAGAGCTTGACGTGTGGCTTCGAGGTAGAATTCGATGTCACCGAGTTCTTCGATGACATTTTCCATGTCGAGGTCTTGACGGTAGATGGTGTGTTTTTTAATAACATCCCAGAGTTCGCCCGCTTCACCAAGGATGCAAGGGACGACGTGGTTTAGGTGACAGTCAAGCGGGGTGATGGAGCGGAGGATGTCCTCGCCGGGTTTGCAAAGGAGTTCGACTAGGCGTTCGTGGGTCATAAAGGGTTGCCGATTAGGGTGTTTGCGAGAAGGCAACGACGGTCTTTGGGGATGATAATACGTGCTTCGCCGTTGCAGCGAAAGAGGGAGAGGCGTTTAAAAAGGTTGCGTCCTGGGATGTTGGATATTACAAGCTCGACGTCGCCGCTTGGTAGTTCATTAACCTGCAAGGCTTTATCGCCGATGCACTCAATGTTTAAGGCGATCATAAAATGTCCTGGTCTAAAATCGACCCCGACGGGATTGGACCGAAGGGGTCGTGGGTTGAGGCATTCTATCCGCGGATGACGGGATCGCCGAGTTCGTTCCGGGCAGGGAACTCGTTCGTCTCGGGACGGAGCTTGACCTTCCAGTCACCTTTTCCACCAACGAGCGTTGAAGGGTCGTTGATGACCTGACGAGGGGTCAGGTTCAAGCCGAGGCCCTTGACAACGCGTGCAATGTTCTTCGCGATTGCGCGGTTGTCCATCTTGTCGGATGGTGTGATGGAGACACGTCCGATGAGCGAGAGTGAACCCGGAGGCATGTGTTCACCCTTTGTGGAGGTGATAGTGGAGGTGTTCGTGAGGGTATAGGCGATGAGTTCACGAGACTCGTCGTCCTTCTTTGTGGTCTTTTCCGCTTTGGTGCATTCGAACGAATATATCGAAGCGGGAGCAAGCGGGAAGGACGTGTCGATGTCATTACACGGTATGTCGAGCGGGTCGACACCATCGACGATGTCAGGGGAACGGAGGATACGGTTTAGGTCTTTCATTTTGTTTTGTTTTTGTTTTGTGTTTTGTGTTTTGTTTTGTTTTGACAGTAGGATGTCAGCCTTTGCCGACAAGCGGCAAATTATGCGCCAGGTGGTTTTATGATCGCTCCCGGATGTTCGACGACGTCAATGACGCCAAGATCCGCGAGTTCCATTTTGGTGAATGTGAGACAGATGAATAGCAACAGGTCTTCTTTTGACCACGTGGAGAATTGTTCTGCAAGGAGGTCAAAGATAATCTGGCGGGTTTGTTTCGGATGGGTGTGGGAAGCGACAAGTTTGCAGCCAGCGTGATGCGTGACTTGTTTGATCTTCTTCACCCGATCCATAAGGTCCAAGTGCCAAGGTTTGGCTTGTGGTTGGACTGAGGGGAAGACGTCGTCGAACATCTTCTTTGCGAGGTCTTCGATTTCGCGGCGTTTGCCTTCGCGGTCGTCGGAGTTCATACAATAACATCAGGATAGATTTGTTTCCAGTCATCTCTCGTTGCGGGTTGACTAAAGGTGAACTTCTTCCCGGCGAGGTGTTTTGCACGACTGCCGCATTGAACGGTTTCTTTGGTCTCGAAGGAAATTACGAGTTTGCCTTCGACGTTACGGTACATGTGGCCGATTGCGTCAGAATAAGAGCAAAGCATGTTTCGGACCTTGCCTGTCAAATCGAGGTCTTTTGCCGAGACTTCTTTGCCTTCGTTTGTGAGGAGTTTATCCCGCACATGGCCGATGAAGATAGTGAATGGTGCCATGCGACGAATGTGATGGAACCATTTGTAGAATGAGTTGCGGAGCCAGTAGTAGCCACCGCCTTGCGGAAGCTCGAGGATGGAGTCGCCTGAGAATGACTTTCCTTGTGGGGTTTTCATGTAGTCATTGCGGGCGTCCTTCTCGCACCAGGCTTCGAGTTCATCTACGGTGTCGACGATGATGAACTTGTAGGGGTCGGTGTTGGTTTTGTCGCGCTGCCGCTTGATCTCGTCGGCAATGCCATTGAACAGGAGGAGGTTGTCGACCTGGAGTTTGCAAGCGTCGAGGAAGTCAGCACCGCCGGGTTCGAGTTCCAGTAGGAGATAGTTGTCGAGGGCGGTGACGATGGACGTCTTGCCGATTTTAGGTGCGCCATATAGGGTTAGGACCGTTGGTGAGACGGTCTTGGCCGGAATGGGCGTGGTGGGGAGAGTGATAGGCATGTTATTCCTCCACTTCCACTTCGGTGGTGGTGATGACAACATCTTCCATTTCAGGTGTCACCTTGGCTTTGGCTTCCTCTTCGGTTACGCCTTCGTAGGTAACTTTCATACCGTCGAGCTTGGCCGACAAAACAAAACGCTTTTCTTTCTTTGTTGGTTTCTTTGCGTAAAGCGTAAACTCACTATAAGCGGTCGTAACAAACGAAATTTCCGTGCCGGTGACAGTGTCACGAAGCCTCACTGCCTTAAGGTCGTCGGTCGACGCCTCTGTGACTTCAACGAATTCTATGCCTTTGAGGTTAAGGTTAGGAATGTCTTTAAGCCGGACTTTTTTGATTATGTTCATTTTGTTTCGTTTGTTTGTTGTATTGTTGGTTTTTGCAGTGGCGACCAGTCATTGTCTTTATACCGATCGCTTAAAAGTTCGTTCTCGCGCTTCTCGACGGCGAGGTCGCAGACGTCGTAATAGCCGCATTTGCCGTATTTCGACACGCAATGTTGCTTCGCTTTGCGGGGAAGGTAGCCGCGGGAATAATGCCACAAGAATTCTTCGACAAGCGAACAGGCGTTTTGATACCACTCATCGAGTTGACCGGGGCGAATATAGTCCGGTCCGCTTCGCCAGAAAGATTCGTTCCACCATTCGTCAATCCCACCACGTGGCTTCATCGGCGGTGCTTTGGTGCGGATGCCGTTGATACAAAAGGCGTCGACCTTCCGTCCGGTGGCACGTTCGAATCCCCAACAGTAACCAGGGTATTGCGGTGAGATGTGGTTTTCCGCTTCAAACGATTCGCCGAGTTGGGAGGTGGTTTTGTGGTCGATGATGACGAGTTGATTGTCCCACAAAACAGGGAGGTCGATACGACCACTGTAGAGAACCGGAAGGTCGTTGTGCTTGAACATAGGAACGAGAAATGACATTTCTGCCATGATCTCGTTCTTTCCCGTGCCGGCGCACATAAGACAAGGAAGGCCGGGAGTTTTGTTTGGATGCTCACCACTGCCATTGCAATATGTGCAGGGTTGAGGTTCGTCGTATTTTAGAAGGTTGAACGGTTCGAGGTGGTAACGTTGGTTGTAACGCCTCATCAATTCCATCGCGTGTTCGAGCGTGCGGTGGTCATTCTCGGCGACGGTGATGTTTTCATACTGCCACTTCAAGACGCGGTCTTGATCGCTTTGCATGAAGACGTCCACTTCGTTGTTCTTCGCATGGCGGTAGCGCCATTCGAGTGCGACGTGGATGGTGGTGCCGAACGAAAGGGCAGACTTCTCAAATGCCGGTATGCGCTTGTGGAGACGGGAGTATTGCTTCTCACGATCGCAGATGGTTTCGAGGAAGGAATTGTCGACGATGAAGGCGCCGTTAGTTAGAGGGAGGGGTGGGAGGTTCATGGGGTTTTGTTCCACGCGAAAGCAGAAAGTCGCCTAACAAGACGTTGCAGGAGTTGGTTTTTCATAAGGTTGATTGGTTGTGAGTGTTTTCATTCCCAATCATCAGTTAACGATGTTTTCACCTTACCCTTTATTCCCGCCTCATCTTCCAACTCAGACCGGAATTTCGTTGCCGAGTCACGCATTCTTCTTAGACGTGCGATTTCTTCTCGCATTTCTTCTGGCGTCATTTCGTCCTTTGGCTTCTGACAGAGTGCTCGAAGCGGTGCTTCCAGAAAGGCTATCTTCTGGTAGGACGAGTTTGCTTCGGACGATGAGATCGAAGAAGGAGTCTTGGTTAAAGACTCCGGCGATGTTTCGGGCGTCGAGTTCATTTTCGAGTTTCTTCAGTAGGTGGTTGAGGATTGATTGTAACGAGCCTTTTTCGGGCGAAATGGAGTAGATGCGTTGGCCAAGCGAACGCGGGATACGCGTTTGCAACAGCTTGGTTTGTTTTGCACGAACCTCGGGGTGAGTTTCGTATGGGTTAAAGAGAATGTTCATACTAACCTGCTGTGTCCATCGCGGAGTGACGCGAGTAGCGGATTGGGGTTGGTTTTGGTTTTGATCGTTTGGATAAAATGGCGAGACAACGCTTGCAGGTAACTCTAGTGGTATGGAAGTAACATCTAGTGGCGACGCGAAAGCGACAACCGCAAGCAGCGCGATTGAAGGATGTTGTTAGAAGGTGGATTTTCATTGGAGAAGGGGATTGTTTTCATGTCACGTCCATCCTTCAAGTAGGTCTTTCAAAGCATTCTTCCTTCTGGTTTTCTTGGCCCGCTGTTCCTTCCGTTGGGCAATTATGCCTTTGTCGTAATAACCCTTCTTTTGCAAGGCCGAAATACGACGATCGCTAAGCGGTCGCCCGATGATCAAGCGGTCGTAGGCACTGCTTTGTGTGGTATAGCGTGCTGAGGGTGACATTGAAATGGGCATATGAGAATTTAGTGGTGGTCTAATTTAGACCCGGACATTTTTATTCTTCGTTGCATTATGTCTCCTTCTAGGAAGGGGTGACTTTCGCCACCCCCTCGTGAGAAACAGACGATTACATATCGCCACTGGCGAGCTTGGCCTTGTTGTAGGCCTTGAGCAACCAGCCCAACGTCTCGATGTCCTTCGCCTCGTCGCCGGTGCGAACGAAGTCCGCAGCATCGGGGAGGTATTTGCGAAGGTTCTTCGTGATCTTGCCATCGTCATACTTGGCAAGGGCGTTCTTCGCCGCCGTCTTGAACTCCTCACTGAGCTTCTTGGGTACGGGCGCTTTGCGTTCGCGTGCCGATGCGTCGAACGTAATCAAAGCCGCCGCTGCGTTGGCGAGGTCTTGAAACTCCTTCGCCTCCTTGCCCAGTTGGGCGCAGACGCGCCTGAAGTATTCGGCTTCCGTCTCGTCCCACTCTTCCGCTTCCTTGTCGCCTTTCTTCACCGTCTTCGTCTTGCGCTCGATGCCAGTAATGGCGTCGATACCTTTGAATTCGGGTTGGCCTTCCGCCGCAGGACGTCCGTGGAGGAACAGGTCGCGGAATTCCGCCAGTGAGCCACGATAGATGACGTTGTTAATCGCCTCGTCCAGACAGGCACCTGCCCGCTTTGCGTTGGCGTCGAATTCCTCGACACTCTCAGGCACCTGAAAGGGTACTTCGAGTCCGAGGCTGTTGTATATTTTTGTTTTCATTTGTAGTTTTGGTTTGCAGAACAACTAAACGCGCCGGGTTCTGCGTTCGGCGTTGCAGACAACAAAATGCGGTGTCTGCGTCCGCAAAAAAGTGGCCCGAGGCGAGGATTCAAACCTCGCACGTCAAGAATGTCATCGTGAGACCACAGGCTCATTGAATCGTTCTTGGTGTCTATCTTTCCACCACTCGGGCGAAAGTCCCCATCCGTCAGACGAAGTGTTCCCCAACTACCAGCCCGGGCAGGTAAAACCTGCCGTTGGTTAATATTGGCTCCGTCTTTGGATGAGGACGAAATCATGTTGTCTTACGTTCGATTTTGTCTAAGATCGTTCTTCCGCAACGGCTATTTAACGGCACTTCGTCGTAGCCATGATTGACAAGCCGCAAACGAGCGAGCGTGAAGCGCGGTGACCAAGCGACCATACGTCCGCTTTCACCTACGACTTCGTAGCGTCCGTTCCGACGCACAATGATTGCTGGTGGATTAATCATACTCAATCATGGTCATTTTTGGGTTCTTCAACTCTTCGATACCGGGATCTTGGATGGTGGCCATGATCTTATCCACAACCTTCTTTTCAAGGTTCGTCGCTTTACCTACGATTACAGCCCTGGCACGGCAATGCATTCCCTCTTTGTCCTCAGCGATCTCCACGTGTAACACGATCACACAGTCACTCCCATCCGTCTAGCAACGACGGCTTTTTTGTTTTTGTGGTTTTTTCCTTCTTCGCTCTCACGCTTTTCCGACGCCCGAACCAATGACGCTCGGGTAGGCCGGTGAAGGGGTTTGCGACTTCTACGGAATAGGGCCGCGCCGGCTCTCGGATTGAAGAGATATTGCCAAGCGATAGTCTTGCCATTTGCGGCCATCCTAGCTGGCTGGCTTGCCTTTGCAAGCTATTTTTTCGCTTGGCGAAAGATTTTGCCTTGCCTTATAAGCTTCATAAGCTTTTTTTTTCATATGCTAGCTTAAATCATGCCAATTCGATCTTTTAAGCTTAAATAAATCTAAAAAAATTGATTGATCGCCAGCATGAAGATGCTATAATAGTGGCGAATGGTAGAAATGAAACGAAACCAGCTCCGGGGTGAGACCCGGAAAAAGAAAGAAAGGAAAACAAACAACGATATGAAAATCTCAGACACTTGGATTAACGAAGACGGCATCGAAATGGCATGGGCGACGCCATCACGGAGGGAAATCGCCGCCGCGAAAAAAGCAGGCAGGGAAGGCGTAGAAGTGCTGGCATACTGCAAGGCCCCTCGTGGATGGGTCATCTCCGAGGACGAGGACGACGGAGGCAATCCGGGCTGCTATCTGATCCGCGCGCGTGAAAGAACGCGGAAAGGACCCGCCGGGACTTCGGTCCCGGCACAACGAAATACAACACCATGACCACAAAATATACCTGAGTATGAGCAACTACAAACTCAAACCTCGTCCTCAACTCACGGAAGCCGCCTTCCGCCGCTTTGAGCGTTTTATTGCTCTCGGACTAAGGCAAGCGGAGGTTGTAGTCGACCCGAGTGAAATCAACCTTGCTGCGTCGTCGTTCTGCGCACGCTTTGCTGATGCAAAACTTGCATATCGTCGCTACGGCTACAGGCCGAAGATGTTCCCTGTGGGGACGAATATCGGCGATATTCACGCTTATGCACTGGCGGACGGGCGTGTGCTTCTCCGCAATAAGGCGTATGAGGCGAGCACAACAGGCGCATTGCACGCGTCTGATTATGATGCTTGCCGCAAAGTGGCTGTTGAGCTAGCTAGCGGACGTCTCTCCGGTCCTATCTCCATCCTGTCGGGGTCTAAATTAGACCACGACCGCTTGAAAGCCTTGGAGAAGGAGTTTGACGTGGCTGTTAGTGAAGAAGAGAATGGAATAATTAAAATGTTCTAACTGAAACCATCCTGGCCAAAGAACACGGCACGCGAAAGGCCGCGAAAATGCTTCGAAGAACGTCCAATCCGATGCTTCGCAACGGGAGGAGGTGTAATATGGCACGTAAATGCTACGTCCCTCCTGCCACGAAATGGCAGCAAAACCGCTCAAGCGGTGCATCTATCATGCTGTTTATGAACGCGAAATGGCACGATGGAGGACGAAAGCCACAAAGCGGTATCGTGAGGCTATGTCTTACAAACTAGAAAAACAACAACACTGAAAAACCCCATGCAGCGCATCATAACAACCTGGTTCCTCCTGTCCGCCATCGCATTTGCGGTGGTCATTCTAATGCTCCTAATCGCGTGAATGCTATGAACACACAACCCACTGGCGAGCGGCCTGGCCGCCGCGTTTGCCGACCTTCGCGTCGGCGAAACCTTCGAGTTTAGTGCAGTGCTCGAATTCCCATATTCGGGAATGGAGCGTGGCCCGTGGACGAAGACTTCGGCTCGCGCGGCCGGGAATGCAATGCCACGTCGGCAGCGTAAAGGCGGGCGTTTTCCGCGTCTAGGCATTCACAGGGGCTTCGGCCCCTCTTTTGCTCGCCTGCCGCAATCCCGCGGCGGGCGAGGAAAGGAAAAACAAACATGAACAAAACAAGCACTACCAAAAGCGCGACAAAAATGAACTCAAAAAAGACCTACCGCCTGTGGCCGCGAAACATAATCGACGGCGTCTGGGAGCACAGCTACGAGCGCACAAAGCGGCACTGGCACCGGCTACAGCGGGCCATGTCCGCCGCGTCCGCTTATTTCGCCATCAGCTACCACACTGGAAACCTGTGCTGCGTCTGGCCGGGGAACCACTGGCCGGTGGACGGCGTCCCGCGCCGCCTGGGCGAGTTGCCGCGTGAGAAGCTCATCACCGAGCTGCGCGCCATTCGTTCCGTGCTGAAAGCATCGTATGATCCGCTCACCATCAAGCCGGCCCGTGGCCATCGCCGCGTCCGCTTTAACCGGATGCAGGATGGGGTGATGATTCCGCCACCGCTAATTCGCCGCAGCTTTCCGCCGAACGGCGCTGGCCCCTTCCTCCCATAGCCCCGTCAACTACCCCCGACTGAAGTCGGGGGCTTGAAGGAGTAGCGAATGCCATCGCGAAACGGAGAGACTAAACGGGAGACTAGGGTGGCCAAGGTCTCGCAAGAGGCCGTTGGAAGGCAACTGAGCCGTCTGCCCGTGGCAGGGCGGAACACGCAGCGGATGCTCCCCAAGTCTGCTGCCTCTGTGACGGCCAGTCCCGATGGGGGAAATTGCCGACCGAAAGGTCGAGAAGAAAGGTAACTTTCTATGCTTTACGTTCCGGTGGTATCTGGTACAGGCAAGCCTCTTATGCCGTGCCACCCCGCCAGGGCGCGGGAACTCGTGCGTAAGGGGAGAGCCGTGAGGCGGTTCAGCAGAGGGATGTTTTACATCCGGCTCCTGGACCGTCAAGACGGTGATGTCCAGCCTATTGCGTGCGGTGTTGATCCGGGGTCGAAGAAGGAGGGCTTCTCGGTCAAAAGCGAGTCCCATACCTATCTGAACGTACAGGCCGATGCGGTGACTTGGGTCAGGGATGCAATCGAAACCCGCCGCCAAATGCGCCGTACTCGCCGATTCCGTAAGACGCCTTGCAGACAGCCACGGTTAAATCGGGCAAGAGGTGATATTCCGCCATCCACAAAGGCGCGATGGCAATGGAAGTTGCGCATCTGCCGATGGCTGAGCCGACTCTATCCCATTGCTTGTTTTGTGGTGGAAAACATTAAGGCGAGAACCACCGGCAAGAGACGGTGGGATGTTTCGTTTAGCCCGTTGCAGACTGGCAAGAAGTGGTTTTACGGCGAGCTTGAGAAACACGCCAAAGTAGAAACAAAAGAGGGATGGGAAACGAAAGAACTTCGTGATGCGCATGGACTGACCAAGACAGGCCGAAAGATGTCTGAAGTATTCGAGGCGCATTGCGTAGATGCTTGGGTCCTTGCGAACTGGTGGACCGGAGGCCACACCAAACCGGACAACACTAGGCTGGTGTGTGTTTCTCCGCTTCGGTTTCACCGGAGACAATTGCACATGCTAAAGCCCGCAGAGGGTGGTGTTCGCCGCGCATATGGTGGCACCACAAGCTTGGGGTATAAGCGTGGTTCAACCGTCAAGCATCCTGAACGTGGCGTGTGTTATGTGGGCGGAACGATGGCGGGCCGCATTAGCCTCCACTCTTTATTCGATGGTCGAAGGCTGTGCCAGAACGCCAGGCCGTTGGATTGCAAGTTTCTGGCCTATGCTTCTTGGAGGGCGCGGCTCCTCCCCTGTCTGAAGACAGGGGTTTCCGCCGCGTGATTTGTTTATGAAGCGCCTCCTCCTTCTGGCCGTGCTCGCCGGCGCGCCGTGCATGGCCGCCACGAATATCACCGCCACCGTCACCGCCTACTGCGGCTGCGCCAAATGCTGCGGCAAGGCCGGCCAACCCACGGCCTCCGGCAAGATGCCTGTGGAAGGCGTGACTGTGGCTGGCCCGCGGCGCATTCCCTTTGGCACTCGTGTTTACATCGAGGGCGTGGGCGAGCGCGTCGTGCAGGATCGGCTGGCTAGGAAATACGACAGCCGGTTCGACGTGTATTTCCAGAGCCACCAGGACGCGCTCGAGTTCGGCAAGAAAACTTTGAAGATCACCATTCTGGATTGAGTTTATGCAAACCACCATCAAAACCGCAAAGCCGACTCCCCGCCTGATGTTTGGCGATCGAGAGCTGACGCCGCAGGAAGCCTCCCGCCTCTTGCCGCGCGCATTGGAGCTGGGCGGCTCATTTTCCGCTCAGGTTCTTATCGATCCAAGCCACGCATTTCAACCTTTTGTCTCATGGCTGAATCCTGCCCCTTTCAAGAAATGGCTGAAATCACCTTTCTAAACCGTGGGGTTTTCGGGCTCTTTCGCTGTAATTCAGGCTCTTTCAACCTTTCTCCTTGGTCGTGGTGGAGCTGACCCGGGCCCAGACCTCGGGAAACCCCATGCTCAAGTGGACGCTGCGAATCCTCGCCCCGAAGTTCCGGGGCAGGCTCCTGTGGCGCAACAACGTCATGGCCACCCGCGAAAACATCAAGTGGCTCAAGGCGGACCTGCACACCTGCGGGTTGAACCTGGACAAGCTCTCCGAGCTTCCGGCCAACCTGGAGAAGCTCATCAACGTCAAGCTCGAGATCACCAAGCGCACGCGCGGCGAGAACGAGAACGTCTACATCAACCGGCGCATCGTGCTCGAAGACGGCGGAGACGAATACGACTCGGCGGCGCGCAACGCCCTGGCCCCGTTCTGACGTGGACCGGGTCACCGTCGTCGTCGACGCGCGGGAGCAGGAACCCTACGCCTTTGAATCCGGTTGCACGGAGGTCGTCCGCCGCGCCCTCCCCGAAATTGACGCGCATCTGGCAAAGAACGGCTGGCACAAATCGAACCACTACTGCCGCGAGTATTGGTACAAGCGATTCCCTGGTGTGCCGCGATGCGCCTGCAATAAAGACAAGGAGGGGATTCAGGTCATCTGCTAGCGGCGTGGAAGGTCTTGGCGAAGGGGAACCCGATATGACCCACACCGCGTCCCGAAAACGCGCCTACGGGCACGCAGGAGCGAATACGGGGCATTCTGGTGAAAGACGAGGTATGACGAATGAGCCACGGAAAATGGTCGCGCGCCACAACCTGAAGCCGCTGCTTGACCGGCTGTATGGGGTTTCCGGCAGGCGGCATGACATTGATCTCTTGGTTATTGGGGGCCGCGAGGAAGCCGAGCGGGTGCGGGATGCGATAATCAGGGCGGTGGTTAGGTATTACCGCGAGAGGGCGAAGTGGAGTTGACGCCCACCCGCCATTCCGCTACAGTCGCTATGCGGCTCACGCGAGTCGCGCCGTCGCCCACAGCCAACAGATTCCACGGGCGGCGGACTTGGGGGAAGGTATCGCAATAGCGATACGATTGTTGTTGACGAACAGCGGGCGGGGATGTAGAACAGGATTTGCAGACGGTGGCCGTCTTTAGCGGCGGGAACCACTCGCTGCTTGGCGATAGC